AGATTTTCTACTGTTTGACGATAGGCATCGACTAGGTTTAAGTCTTCACTCTCAAGTTCCCTCAGGCTGTTGGCAAACTCCTTTCCTGCGATGGTATGAGGCCCAAGGAGGACGTCTACAACACTCGACCAGGTCTGACTTGTCAGTCCTCGTTTAGAGTTTAGTAGGTGTCCAATCCGGGTCGCTACCTCGTGGGAAATGTAGTCTGTCGCAGCCGAGAGGTCCGCAGAGTAAAGCTGGACGCGCTCGGTTGAGACCTGCGCCGGTGTGCTATTCTTCGGCCGCCATAATCGCACGTGCTCGCCTCTTAGAGTGTGGCGTGTTGCTCGAAGACCCCTTCTTCCCTTCAGGAACGGCATCCAGAGTTGGTTGAGACGCCGAGAGAGCCAGACCTCACGGATTCCGTGAGTACTAGCTACTCTTAGCTTATCTCCCATCTCGGGTATGACCGCCGGACTGAGAGGAGGGGCGAGAGCATTTACGCCGTGTTCTGAGAGGAACTCTCGACAGATCGCGTTGTTCGGTCGGATGGTCGCCTTTGCGGCCTCGAGGTCGGCTACAAACTCTGCTAGTGAGAAAGGATCAGACGTGATCCAATCTCGCGGAGTGAGTCCGAACTCATCCGGTTCGTCCAACGTGTCATGCTCGAATCGTTGCCATTCGCTATCGTCAAGCAAGTTAGAAATGAGCGTGTCTTGGTATCGTCCAAGGTACGCAAGGTTCCAACGTGCTGCGGCGTGCACGGCTGGTGACATCCGAGTATCGTTGAGAGTTGCTGGGTTCTCTTCAAGGACCGCCTTTTCTCCAATGACAGGCCAATGAGGATATGGCTGTTTTTGGAGGTTAGGCAGGTCGTCCGTCAGGACGTTGAGGACCCTTTCGAGCACTGTGCGATCGAGCGGTCGTGGAGTAGTCCACCTACTGATCGCTTCTCCGATCGCGCGTTTCTCCCTCTTTTCCGCTCTTCTGGTTGTGACCTTAGGACCGACCCAGTCGATGCTTCGTCCTAGGCGAGAAGCGAACATGAGCGAGTCAGCTGTCGTGCAGAAACCTCTTCTGCACCGGCGCTGCCAAGCCTTGTTTGTTTCTCCTGGACGTCGCTTGACCAGGGTTGGGTCCACTTCCCGGCATTGCGATGTAAGCGT